CGTCATCGCCAAGATGCCGGGCAACTCAACAAGCAACCTGGCTTTAGGTTCTGGTGGCAAGTTTCAATGGACGTCGACCAGCGCAGCCGACGCCACCATCGACACGGGTCTTGAGCGCATTGCGGCTGGCGTGCCTGGCGCAACGAACGGCTCAGGCACGCTGGCCAACTTCCGCGTCGCAACCACGCCGGCGAACGCCAACGACGCGACGTCGAAGTCCTATGTCGACGGGCTCACTTCGACGTTTACAAGCGGTGCTGCTGGCGTTGCTCCCGCGTCCGGTGGCGGCACGACCAACTACCTCCGAGCTGACGGCACGTGGGCGGCCCCGTCTGGCGGTGGTGGCGGAGCGCTCTGGACCAAGGATTATATGGCCGACCAGATGCTCCCGGTCGGCACCTCGTGGCCCACGACCGCGATGGCGGACCTCGAGACCTACAACCTGGTCAATGTCATCGCCTACAGCACGTCGACGTCAGAGGGTCGCGGCCTTGAGATTGTGCTGCCGACAGGGGCGACAACTATCGATATCACCATTGACGCAGCAGCGGCGGCGAGCGGCTTCACGTCGAACAACGGCGTCGTTATGGCGCTCGACTGCCGGCAACAATACGGCACCGGATCGTTTACGCAGCAGGTGGCAACAGCGGTAACTCTCACCGACAACGCGACGATCCAGCGCAAGACGTTTGCCTATACGGTGAGCGGGTTGTCCGCTACAGCGGGCACGGTCCTGCTCTGCGAGCTTGAGCGCCTGACCGCGAATGGTTCGGACACAATGACTCAGGACTGGCGGGTCGCGCACGTTGGCGTGGCGGTGAACTGATGAAGTTAGCCCGACGACTAAATTTAGCCCTCGGGCTAATCGTTGCTTTGCTTGCGCCCGTCCCGGCGCACGCTGGCTACACACTCGACGGCACCAACGATCGCGTCGACATCGGGACCATGGGATCGTTCGGCTCGTCGATCAAAGCGTCCGCCGGCTGGACGATGATGTGCTGGGTCAAGACGTCGCAGTCGAGCGTCGCGACAATCATGGCATCGTTTACGACGGGCGCACAGGGCGCGGTAAGCGCGGCGAATCAGTCGATTTGGTTTTCGCTCGCTGGCTACACGAGCGATATCGCTAACAATGCCGACCACGTGCTGATCAATTTCGGCGACTACACCGACACCGGCGTGCTCTGGCATCAGGAGCTTGGCGCCGGCACTGTCAGCGACAACGTGTTGCACCACCACGCGGTGTCCGTTGTTGCGGACGGGTCGGGAGCTGGCAGCAATGCCTCAAAGGCGATCGTCTGGTATCAGGACGGCGTCGCGAAAACGACATGGACCAAGCCCTACAGCGACGGCCTAGGGACGGTGGCAAACTTTGCGAACACCCTGGCAATCGGCGCCGAGCGTAAGAACGGCGGCACGTGGTTTAACTGGACGTCCGGCACTTTTGCGGATTGTCGGCTGTATCTTGCAAACCTAAGTGCTCAAGAGATTTACGACATCTACGCGCTACGTGGTCGCGACTCTGTAACGCGCGGACTACACCGACGCTGGCCCCTGCAGAGCGCGTGCATTGAGACCGTTAAAAACGACACCTGCACGCCGCGAAACGGCCCGACGCTAACGACCGTCAACGAGATGTACGGGGTTCGGCGCCGATGAGGTTTATGGCAAACCTTCGCGGCCACGGCACCCTCGAGCTCGACGTCCGAGACCGCGCATCGTCGTGGCTCCTTCGCTTCGCGCCCTGGACCAACAAGGCGTGGACTACGATCAACGGTGTTATCTATCCGCCGCTTGCGCTGTCGGCCGAGCAGGTTGCAGCACACGGCAGCCGCTACGATTCGACACTCGCGCACGAGGCCGTGCACGTGCGCCAGCAAGCGAGGCTGTCGTGGCCGCTGTTTTTACTGCTCTACGTGCTGCTACCAATCCCGTTCTTGGCTCCAGCGCGCGCGTGGTTTGAGGCGGAGGCTTACGCGCACGAGGCCGAGCACTACGGACGCAGCGCGGACGCGTGTGTCGACGCTATTTGTTCGCGGCTCTACGTCTATCCCGCGCCCAGGTGGCTCGTGTGGTGGATGATGGCTAAATTTATGCAATGAGCGACGACTCCCCAATCACGACGGCGAACCCGGGGCTAGCCAAGCTGTCGCTATGGTTGCTCGGGCTTGTCTCGTCGTTGGGCGTGTATATCTGGCAGGGATCGGCAGAACACGTGCGTCGCCTTGAGATCTCCCAGGCCGCCGACCACGAAACTATTTCCGAGCTCCGTCGGCAGCTGGCGGTCATGACTGAACACGGCGCCGCGGTAGAGGAAAAGGTCGGCCGGATCCTTTCTATTGTCGAGCGTCGCCGGTGAAGAAGTCTGTCATCAGCATCGCACCGGGGATGGGTCAGGCGCTACTTACGCGTATCAACACGGTCGAGGCAGCGCTTCGCCGCACGGTAGCCGAGCACGAGAAGCTGACCGTTGCAATCAACGACCTTAATTGGAATCTGATCGCGGCCAAAGAAATGCTCCACCGTCTGATGCGCAGCGAGGGCGGGTAACATGCCGCGCCGCACCCACAAGCAGCTGGCCGATATCGCCGGCTCGTGGCTGTCGGCGCACTGCGCAGCATGCGGTGCTGAGTGGCTGTTTCGCTCCAACATGTTTTCCGAAACCGGTGGCCTTGTTCCCCTGGAATGGTGCCGCCATTGCGGGCAGATGGATGTCCGTTGGGCTTGGATCGATGTAGTTGGAAAAGTTACACAGGCCCGCGATAGCGGACCAAAGGAACCCTGAAATGACGGACACCAAAGAAGCAGCACCGAATTTGGCAATCGACCCGGCTTCACCGGTCACCGGCAACGCGTTTGCGAGCTCAAGCTTCATCGTGACCGCACTGACTATCGTTGGTGCAATTCTGCCGGCGCTCCTGCACCTCATACCGCAGGACACGGTGGCCTATGCGATCCTCGCAGCGGCTGCGACAGCGGTGGCCTATATCGTCGACCGCGGTCTACTAAAGCGCACCACGGCGAACGGCGCGGCGGCTATCGCGGTTGCACAGGCTCAAGGCGCGAACGCTATGCCAAGCGCATCGGTGACCGTGAACCAAAACCCTCAATAGCTCCGGCCGCACTGGACGCCATTGGTGGGCTCACCACGGCGGCCATCGTGCGTACGGGGCTGGACCGTGTGGCAATGCTCCCGGTTGGTCGAACGCGGGTCGACCTTGGTGGCTACGTGTCGAGCCAGGGGTTTGGCGCGTCGCTGACGGCGGAGGCGCGCATCAACAAGGTGCTATCCGTTTTTGCGGAGGGCTACGCGCAGCGCATCAGTCAGATCAATAGCGTCGGGGCGATCGCCGGCGTGCGAGCGGAGTTCTGAGATGGCCGGCGGTTGGATTTTAGGAAGAGCTGTTGCGCTCGATCTCGTGCCTATCGGCAACGGGCATTCATTGCACCGCCCCGCTGCAATGGCGTTCCTGCTGATGGCGGAAGCGGCCCGCAGCGATGGCGTTATCTTGCGCGTCAACTCCGCGTTTCGGTCGATGCTCGAGCAGCGACGGGAGTGGTCGTTGCGACAAACCGCTATTGCGTATGGCCGCAAGTACAAAGCGGTTGCTTTGCCGGGGCGCTCAACTCACCAGAGCGGCGTGTCGGTGGATATCAACCGCGCCGATACCGACCATACCAACAACGGTATCGCGGACGGCACGACGGACAGGTGGTTGCAGGCGAACGCGTCGACGTACGGGTGGGTTAACGACGTTCGAAGCGAGCCGTGGCACTGGACGTTTCTTGAGGGCCTAATCCTCTTAAAGATAGTCGCAGGAATCACGTGACCGCCTTGTCTTGCGACCGTGAGCTCCCGAGCTCGTGGGACGTTACGATCGCCAACGAGATCGATCAGCTTCTGGTGTTGCGGAGCAAGCAGCTGGCGGCGGCAGACAGGCAGATCGCGTCTCTTGCTGGCGAGGTTGAATACCTCCGTGTCGACCGCGAGCGCTTAGTTGATCGCAACCGCTACCTCGAGGGGCGTTGGCGCTCGACGGCGGGTGTAGCCCTGGCGACGATTGCGACGCTGCTTGCGGCGTGTGCGGTGCTGGGATGACGGACGACTGGCTGCGCAGCGAGTACGGGCGGCACACCGTTGTCGATATCGACACGACCTGTGAAGTAGCAAAATTGCGCGACGCTCACGCGCGGATTGCGGACGAGCTTGGTGAAATCCATCAGGAGTTGATTGTGACGAAACGACGGGGCGAAGAGTGGAAGTGGTTGGCCGTCGTCTTTGCGGTGGCCTTCACGGCTATAGCGCTGCTCGCGTTGGTGCTTGCGGCGCGCTAGCCCTCGACCTGGCCCGGCTTTCCGCAAAAGCGGGGCGAGCGCAGTGCCTTGGAGGGCGTCGTCCTCGCGCCGCTTCAGCCACTTCGTTGCCCACTCGCCGAGCCACCATAACGACGGTCTATGATGACCGCCTTCGTATTCGCGATCACCTGCGTGCGTCGCTGAAGCTCGCCGGCGGCGTCCCCCTGGTCGAGCCCGAGGCCGGTTGCGGCCTGCTTCCACCGGCCGTCAGGCATGCGCACCTTGATGTACAGCTTGGCGCCGCGCGGGATGACGTTGGTGGGGTAGGAGCGTCTCATCGGCCCTCCACGTGCTTCACAAGGTCGGCCTTGGCGGCCTCGATGGCGCCGAGCCTCTCGATATAACTTGCGCCGGCGGTGGTGAACGTCTCGCTACTGCTTGGTGAGCGTAACCTCGTAAGTGCCCGTGCAAATTGGGCTATTGTTATCGAGACGCCGTGCAATAAATGTTATGGTGCCGCTGATTTCTTCGCCCTTGTCGTCCTGGATCTCGAGATAGCCCGTCTCCCGTAGGCGTACGTTGTCGGCCTGGAGGGCGCAGTCGATGTCGAAGTCGACACGGCATTCGTTGGCGCTCTCGGACGATGAAATCACGGTGCATCCAGCGTCGGGCTCGGCCTGGATGGAGCTCAGGCTGACGAGCGAATCAGGAAGGTCCAGATCACAATTGCCGCTCTTTTCGTCGTAGTGCAGCTTGTACGTGCCTGACGGCGCAATGTCGGCGCAGTCCTCCGGGTCGCTACTGCCACACGCTGTTGCCGCACACACCGCTGCCATCAAGCCTAGAAGCTTCAAGGTCCGTCTCCGTTGTTGGGGATTTGCCGCTGTCGGCCTAAGCGATGATACGCGAGGATAACGAGATTTCCAGGAACGCGCGGTGCGTCAGGTCCCTGTTGCAACCGAGGGTTCAGGGCCCCGTCTTTTGCGGCGGGGCCCTGAACGATCTCAATCAGAACGGAACGTCGTCTTCTTTTATGTGCGCCTTGCCGTTCCCGGCCGAAGGCGCCTTGGGCTTCAACGCCTTGTCGACGCCACTTAGGAAGGTTGCGACCTCGAAGTAGTTGTCCTTGATCACAAACTTCGCCTCGCCGAACCGCCCTTCGATCTCAAAAAGCTCGGGCGGACTGCCGTAGTCGAGACCCACGCACCCGAGGAACGACTTCAGCTTCCAGGTCACTTTGTCGTAGAAAAGGTTTGTAAAGCACGGGACATCCCGGCCCTTGAAGTCGACGAGAAGCTTCACCGACAACCCCCGAGCGCCGGTGCTAAAGGTCTTCTCCTCCGCCCGGTCGACTTTGAACACGTAGGTTCCTGGGAGCAACGGATCACGGGTGGTTGAGCTGGCAAGAAGATCTGGTGTGTAAGAAAGAGGCATGGTCGTTGTCCCTTAGGATGCGTTGATTGAAAGGTGATTACGGATAACTTCGAGACCCTTCTCGATTCGTGAGCGTGGAAGGTCGGCAACGTCGTCAAGCGACGTCACCACCTTGTCGATTTTCAACCGCCTCACTTCGACCTCGCCGAGCTGCGCGTATGCCGCCTTGAAGGCGGCAATCGTTGCAGGGTCCGCAAGCTCAACACGTGTCGGCGTGCGCTCGATCTTCTCCCGACCATAGCGGTCGGCGAGAGCCTCGTAGGACCAAGCAAACTTGGATTGATCTTCGAAGCCCGCAAGCCGCGTCTTCTTAACGGTCGCGTACCGAGCGCCGGTTGCGTCACGGTCGAGGAAGAGGAAGAGATCGAACAAGTAGTCGAGCTTCTTCCAGCCCTCGAACGTGCGGCCGATAAGCTTCATGTCCGCTCCGTACTCCGCTTTAGCGTGCGTCGTGACGATCACGTTCATATCCAGTTGCGTCAGCAAACTGTAAAGACGCTTAGAAGTCTTGTTTGCCGCGCCGTAATGGCGCCCAAACTCGCTGCCAACATCCTTCTCACACCGGTCAACCTCCGCGTCGTAGAGCGTGGTGAACGGGTCGATCACCAGCGTCAAATACGGATGGTCTGTCGCCAGCAGCGTGCGGACCTCCTCGATCACATCCTCAAGTGACGTTGTGTTAAAAACCACGCCGCCCTTGTCTTCGATCAGCTTACCGTAGTGGGCTGCTCCGTTCTCGCAGTCGATTACGTAGGGGCGCGGCATCTGTATCGCGGCCGTCGTCTTGCCTGCCCCTGCGATACCAGCCAGTAGCAGCTTCAGCCTCGGGTTGTGCTCCTCGGGTTTTTTGCCTCGTAGTTCTCTAGCCAATTGCAAATCTCCTTGCCGCGATACGGTCGCGGCCACCGGGGTTAAATCTTCGATTGGTCCTTGAGCGGGTTCGCGCGTTACTCTTCCGACTGATCGATCACACCGTGCACATACGCCAACGCCCGCGCCGACTCATGCTCCCCGTCTTCGTGCAGCTGTCTGTTTTGGCGCACAACAGCAGCAAGATGGCCATATTCGCGCCGCATCTGGTCGCGCTCCATGGTCTCGCAACACGGGCAGGTCCAGAGGCACGCCTCTCGGCAGTAGCTCCAGTCCTGCTCGAAGATTGCTTCGTCGCGGGTTGCCGCTATTGTGGACGGGCAGCTATCGCACTTGATCAGGGCTTGGTCCAGGTCGGTGGTGACGCTCACTGGCGCACCAGGAACGTGTGACCGCTCGGGCAACGGTACTCGTACATCAGCCGACCGGACATCGTCTGCGTGCGTCCGGTGAAGTAGGCCTGCATGGAGTCAACCGGGCAGGTGGCGCCAAAGGCCGAGAGCATCATCGAGAGCAAAAGGGACTGGATCAAAGGACCACCAATGCGTACGCAATAGCGGACGCGAGAAAGATTGCAGTTAAAATCAGAATCAGCGGCTCGCCCGCCATCCGCCTTCGCGCACTGCGGTCGATCGTAGCGATAGGACGGCCGACAGCTCGGGCAAGGAATCTGTGTGTCACAGCAGCGCCCCGGTCTTCGCGTCGAACGACCCCATGCGGCGCATCTCGGGGGCGCTCATCGCGGCGCCGCCGTGTCGCGGGCTTCGTCATCGTCACCCTCGCGCGGATTCGGCTCATCGCCTCGACGCGCCGCCTCGTCGCGCAGGTCGTCGTAGTCAAGCCACGTCGCGAGCGGCTCCCACCCGGCGTCGTAGTCGTCGGTGGCGTCCATCCAGGCCCACAGGGTCGCGCGCTGACCCTGCGAGCAGCGGTCCATGTATTCGGCGTACGCAGCGTCGACAGACGCAAAGAGCCGTTCGGTGCTCGTCTTGCGGACCGTGACTCTGTAGCCATAGAGCCGTTCGGTGCTCGTCTTGCGGACCGTGACTCTGTAGCCATCGGCTGCCGACAAAAGTTGGACGGTCATCGCTACGCCCCCTTCCCAAAAAATGAGCGAAGCACACGCTCGTGGGCGGCACACCGTTGCCGTGCCTGTGCGCAATCGCGGCTTGCCTCCGCTACCACTGTCGGTGCCGGCCGTGACGCGGGCCGCGGAGCGGGACCACGTTAGCGTCTCAATCGCCCGGTCGGCCCACTCGGCGACCAGCTCGGGGGTCGGCGACTCGGCGGCCAAAAGCAATTCGAGGCGCCAGAGCGCGTCGATACTCGGGGCGTGGCCGGTGACGCAGTGGTGATTTAAGAATTGTTCGCGCTCGAGCAGGAGCGCGCAGTAGGTGGCGGGCGCGTCCATTAGCGCACCGCCAGGGGGGGCGCGGTGGCGGTGGGCGCCTCGGCCGTCGGCGCTGGTTCCTCGAACATCCGGTCGACGGCCTTGTCTAAGATCAAGGCGGCGGCCTTTGCTGCCTTACGAGCGGCGGCAGCAGCGCACAGGGGGCAGTCCAGGTAAGTGCCGCTGAAGTAGATCGGACGTGAACCATGGCTAAAGCAAAGCATCGGGTGCGCCCTCCGTTGGCGACACCCGATTTATAAACGATGCGTTTAATCTGTGTCAATAAAAAATAATCCTTGCAGAGAAATAAGCGTATCGTGTAGGTGTCGTTCATGCCCACAAAACACGCTGTGACCGTTGTCACGCCGCTTGCCACCTATCTTGCCTGGCTGAAGCAGCGCGCCCCCGAGCGCGCCACCCAGGCCTATATCGTCCGCGCCCTCGCGCAACACGGGAGCCCGGCCTCGGCCATGCAGGTCTCGCTGTGGACCACCGGTAAGCGTTCGCCCGATGCGGCCTACAAGGAGGCCCTGAAGGAGATCTCGGGCGGCCTCTGTACGCCGGCCCAGTGGCACGAGTGGGAGGTTTCGCTGACTGCTACCGCGGACCACCATCCGCGTGGAGTGTGTTTTGTCTGTCGCCGCCAAAGCTCGAAACCGCGTCCGCGTGGCAAAGCAAAGACTCCCAAGAAAACGAGCTAGTTGCATGTCCGCCATTACAGACAGCGTGCCAGTCGGCGCGGGGATCCGCCATAACGCGCTGCGCGGTGGCGTTTGAATGCGCCGAGAAACCCAGCGACGCTGGCGAAGCTTCGCGCCGAGGCCGCCCTCTGCAGGCAGGACCTCCTAGCCCGGGGCCATCGCCTGCAGACTCAGGCAGACCTCGGACACCGCATGCCGACGATGTGGGTCGACGGGAAGCAATACCCAGTCTTTGTGGTCAAGCAAGCAGAAGACTACCTCGACGGCAAGGTCTCTCTCTGGTCGCTCGTGCGGACACTCGATGGCGGCACGGTGCAGGACATTCTCGATTTCTATGACGCCCGGCGCTCCGGGCACATCCGTTCTCCGGGGTTTATTAACAAGGGGGTACTCAGGTGACCATCGACGTGCGCGGCGAAGACATCCTCACAGGGAAACTCGGCGATCCTGTCGCTACCGCCCTCCGCTATCACGCACGCGGCTGGTCCCCTGTCCCTGTGATGCCGCGCGGCAAAAAACCTGTTGGTAACCGCTGGCAGACGCAGCGCCTCGGCACCGACGACATCCTTGGTGCGTTCCGTGCCGACAACAACATCGGCATCTTGCTGGGGGAAGCATCCGGCTGGCTTGTCGACGTCGACCTTGACAGCGATCAGGCCATCGAGCTTGCGCCGCGATGCTTGCCTCCGACCAAGGCGCGGTTCGGCAAGTCGAGCACACCCGAGGCGCACTGGTTGTACGTTGCCGAAGGGTCCGAGTCGACGAAGTACGCCATGCGTACCGCTGATGGCGGGTCGATGACGCTCGTCGAGCTGCGCGCCTCGGGTCAGACCGTGTTCCCGGGCTCGGTCCATGTCAGCGGCCAGCCCATCGACTGGATGAGCGACGAGCGGCCCGCCCGCGTTGGCCGCGACGAGCTCTCCTCGGCAGTGCGCAAGCTGGCTGCGGCGTCGGCGCTGTATGCGAACGGCTACCCGGTGGAGGCGGCCTATCAGATCGCAGGTGATCCCCAGGCCATCGCCCAGATCACTGGCCCCCTCGGCGAGTCGCTCCGCGCATGGGCTGGCATCAAAGAGCCCGAACAACCCGCACCGCGTCCACGCGCTCGCCCTCGCTTCGACCGCGAGAGCGCCATCGAGAAGTACAACCGCGACAACCCGCGCAAGTGGCCGAGGGCCGGCACGGGCACATGCCCCATCTGCAAGCACAACGAGTGCTTCGGGGCTATCGGCAGCGAGGGCAAGGCGTTCTGTTTCTCGGCGGGCCACACGGGCGGAGGGCGCAAGACCAAGAATGGGTGGCTCGTCGATTCCCTCGACGTCGATGCGAGCGAATCAGGCTTCCAGGACATCGGCGAGTTTTTGCGCAGCCTCGACTACCTGCCGCCGCTTCGCATCGCGCCGATGCCGCTCAAGCCGGACGAGGGGGCGGACGACGAGCCCCAGCGTGGGCGCGAGACGCGCGAGATTGCCGTCGATGCGGACATGCGGTCGGTGGTCGACCAGGCAATCGAGGCGCTAGCCGAAGGCACGGAGATCTACCAGTCGGGCGGCGTGCTCATGCATGTCGTCTCTGACGCCACGGGCGGCGATGCCGCGCGCAACGAGCCCCGCCTGGTGGCCGTTGGCGTCGACTGGCTCCGCGTACTCCTGTCGGACGCGGCGCGCTGGACGGCTCACGGTCCGGACGGACGGATCCGCGATGTTACTCCGCCAGCGGAGATCGCTCGCGCCATCGTCTCGTGTGGCGAGTGGCCCGGGATCCGGCACGTAAGCTCGGTCGTCGAGGTCCCGGTGCTTCGCCCCGACGGCACGGTCGTCGACGTGCCCGGCTACGACACCGCGACCCAGGTCGTCTACCGACCGCTCGCGCACGTCGCCGTGCCGGCAAGCCCGACGCAGGCCGACGCGAGGGCGGCCGCCGAGCTCCTCCTTGACGCCGTGTCCGACTTCCCCTTTGCCTCACCCGGGCACCGCTCCTCGTGGCTTGCGTGTGTGCTGTCGCTGTTTGCTCGCTACGCCTTCGAAGGGGCGGCGCCGCTGTTCGCCATGGATGCCAACACCCGCGGGAGCGGCAAAACCCTGCTGGCTAAGGCGGCGAGTATCATCGGTCGCGGGCGAAGGGCATCAGTTATGGCGCCGATCGACAACGAAGACGAGATGCGCAAGACGCTCCTTGCCATCGCGCTCGAGGGCCGGCGCATGGTCGTCTTTGACAACGTGCGGCGGGTCGGCGGCGGGAGCATCGAGGCCATGCTTACGACCAATCGTGTCACCGGCCGCATGCTGGGGCTCACCCAGTCGGTCGAAGGCGAGTTTCGGGGGATCTTCGTTGCCACCGGTAATAATATTGAGATGTCGGCGGACATGTGCCGGCGCGTCTGCCACGTGCGCATCGAGTCCGACGAGGAGCGACCGGAGGAGCGCAGCGGCTTTAAACACCCCGAGCTCGAGACCTGGCTCGACACCGAGTGGCCGAAGCTTGCGACAGCGGCCCTGACAATCCTCCGCGCCTACTGCGTAGCGGGGCGCCCGCTCCAGCAGGTGCGCCCCTGGGGCTCGTACGAGCAGTGGAACCGGCTCATCGCGCACGCCATCAGGTGGTGCGGCCTGCCTAACCTGGACGAGGCGCGCCAGGACTTGCTCGACCGGGCTGACGAGGAACGCAACACGCTGCACGCGTTCCTCTGCGCCCTCGCCAAACACTTCACCTACGGGAGGTTCACGGTAAAGGACCTCATGGCCGACGCGGAGCACAGCGAGGCTCTGCGCACGGCCCTGATAGATTTCTGCCCACCGCGCCGAGGAGGGCCCCTCTCGGCAATTAGCGTCGGCAGGAAGCTCGCCCGCATTGCAGGGAAGGTTGTCGCAGGGATGCGTGTGAACCGCGCCGAGACCGTGCTGGATGGCTGCACCGTCTGGTCAATCCAGACGGTCACCAAGGGCGGCGCATGACGCCCCGAAGCTGGCTCGGGTGAAGCGAGTGAAGCGAGTGAAGGGTTTTCGCCGCCCCTTCACTCCCTTCACCTCCTTCACCACCTTCACCACCGACGGGTCCGAAGACGGTGAGCGCAATGGGCGGTCAGGTGGACCAACCTGGACCGCGGACCACGATGCGTCCCAGGACGGCCAAGAGGTCTTCGACCTTTGAAGGCCTCCGCACTACTCGACGAGCTCCGCGCTCGCGGCGCGACGGTCACCCTTGGCGGGCGCTGCGCTTCGCGTGACATCCCCCGCGGGCGCCAATCGATGCCCAGTTCAGGGCCGAGCTCTCTCGCCACAAGGCTGCCCTAGTGCGCGCCCTTGGCGTGCCGCTCAGCCCCGACAGGGGCCGCGCCATTGCGATGGCCAAGCGCGTGTTCCCCGAGGGGCGGATTGAGTCGGCGAGCGCCGTCAGAGGGGCTTCATGAACGCCCAGCCTATCCCCGGCGCTGACCGCCAGTGATGGCGCACACCACGCGAGCTCTACGAGGCACTACATGACGAAGACGGCGAGCTGCTCGGGGGGTCAAAAGGCAATCCCCCCGGAAAACAGAAACGTGAATTCCTGGTATTCCTTCGAGATTCCCAGGTTTACACGGATTACAAGGCAGGCGTTAGCTGGTCCGCCAGGGGGTTTTTGCCGCAACCGCCCGAAATCGTTACGATCATGACGCCCCGATGGTGGTTCAGGGGCTAGAGGGGCCAGTTTCAGCCTATATACACTTTAAAAAATAAACTTTTAAAGCTTCTAGGTAGGTAAATATACCCCTATAAACCATTTTGAGCCACTCCGGGCCCCCGTAATCGTAACGATTTCGGGTGGTTGCGGCCAAATCCAATCCACTTCCCCCGGAAAACAGAGAACGTGAATTCCTGGTATTCCTTCATAGACCAGGTGCGCTGAGACGAGGTTTCCCAGGTTTACACGGATTACAAGTCTAGCGCCTCGGGAGGAGGGGGGCCTGGAGGGCAGCGTCAGAAACGGGTTTTCCCAGGTTTACACGGATTACAAGTCTCCAAAGCTCCTCGCCCGAGAGCTTCTGCTCCTTCGCCGATCGAAGGAACGCGGGCATGCTCGGGTCGCCCTTGATGATCTTCTCCACATCCGCCGGCACGCGGCCGGCGAGATGCATCAGCTCGTCGAAGTCGTCGTTCAGCAACTTCGCCAGCTTGCAGATCACGTCCTCGGCAGGCGGGGTCTTCTCGTCCATGGTCTCGATGCGCGATAGGTACGCGGGGGAGATGCCGACCTTTGTGGCAGTCTCCCGGAGCCCGAGCTTGTGCTCGGCTCTCATGCGGCGAATGCGTTCTCCAAGCCGTTCCCTCACGTCGTCCTCTCTGAACGCCCCGCGAGAAGCAGGGCGGCGATGCAGTATCCCCTAAATACTAAACAGTCCGTCCGAGATCAAGAGGGAAGGTGGACGACGTGGCCGCGCTCTCGCGCCGGCTGCTCCGGGCGGTGGCCCAGCGGCGCCCGGTCTGGCAGAGTGCGTCAATGAAGCCCACCCCCCGCGCCGTCCTCTACGGCAAACCCTACGACGCGCCCAAGCGTCGTAAGGGCCCGAAGACGGCTGTGCCGACCGAGCATCAAGAGCAAGCGGCCTTTGTTTCTTACCTTCGCGCTCGCGGGATCCGGCACTTCGCCGTGCCCAATGGCGGCCAGCGCAGCGCTATCGCGGGGGCACGCCTGAAGGCCGAGGGCGTTTCCCGGGGGGTTCCAGACCTCCACGTGGCCAGCCCGCCTGCTTCGGGCGTTGTGGCCCTCATTGTCGAGCTTAAGCGGCGCAACGGACGGCCGAGCGACGTCACACCAGAGCAACGCGACTGGCTTGCGTACTTCGATTCGATTGGGTGCCGGACCAAGGTTGCCTTCGGCCTCGACGACGCCCGGGCGTTCGTCGAGTCGTTTTATGGCGCGTGATCGCGCCAGAGGCGCTAGAATCGACTTGTGAGGGTTTTGACGGCATGATGAATACAAAGCCAAGGGTCCCCGGCAAACACGGCAACCCCAACTGGGCCAAAGGCCCTGACGGCAAAGGTGTTAGCGGCAACCCGAACGGTAAGAAGGCCATTGACCCCGAGATCCGCCGCGCTCTCGAGGCGCTCACCCCCAGGGCCGTCCAGGTCCTGGGCGAGCTCCTGGAGTCCGTCGACGAGAAGATCCGCTGCCAAGCGGCGTGCGTTGTGCTTGACCGCAACCTCGGGAAAGCCGTCCAGGCAATCGAGCACGCGAGCGCCAACGGCGAGTCGCTGAACCTGCGCGTCGAGTTTGTAGGAGAAGGCAGCCAAAATCCCGGGGGAGAAGGCAGCTGACAACCGCCCAGTTCCCCTCCTGGGCGCGTGTCCTCTGGAGGCCCAATCGCCTGATCTCCTTGCGCGGCGGTCGCGGCAGCGGAAAAAGCTGGGCTGTCGCCCGAGCCCTCTTGATCCAAGCATCAGCCCAAAAGATGCGCGTCCTCTGTGCGCGTGAGTTTCAAAACAGCATTCAGGACAGCGTCCACAAGCTGCTCGCCGAACAGGTCGACGCCCTCGGCCTGTCGGCGTTCTTCGCTGTCCAGCAAACGACAATCGTCGGCCGCAACGGGAGCGAATTTATATTCTCCGGGCTCCGCAATAACGTACAGTCCCTCAAGGGCCTCGAGGGGATCGACGTGTGCTGGTGCGAGGAAGCCCAGACGATGAGCCCACGCTCGTGGGAGCTGCTCACGCCAACGATCCGTAAAGAGGGGAGCCGCATTATTTGCACCTGGAACCCGGACCAGGAAGAGGACGCAACCTATCAGCGACTCGTCGTTAACCGCGGACCGGACTGTCTCGACGTTGTTGTCAACCACACCGAAAACCAGTGGTTTCCCGAGGTATTGCGCGCCGAGATGCTCCACGCCTACGCAACAGACCCCGAAGCCGCATCCCACACCTGGGGCGGCGAGCTCCGGCGTGTGTCCGACGCCCAAGTGCTTCGGGGTCGCTGGGTGATTTGCGACTTTACGCCAGAGGAGAGCTGGTCGCCGCTTTACGGCTTGGACTTTGGTTTCGCAACAGACCCCACCGCCGCTGTGAAGGCCTGGATCGAGGTGGTGGAAAACAAGGACGGCTCGCGTCGCTCAACGCGCACGCTCTACGTCGAGCACGAGGCGTGCGGCGTTGGCGTGGATGTCGACGATACGCCCATCCTGCTTGACCGCCTCCCGGGCGCCCGCACGCACGCGATGTATGCGGATTCGGCGCGCCCCGAAACAATCAGCTATCTTCGGCGCAACGGATACCCACGCGTGCTGCCTGCATCGAAGTGGCCGGGGAGTGTAGACGATGGGGTCGAGCACCTGCGCAGCTACGAGCGGATCGTTATCCACCCGCGGTGCGTAAACACAGCGCGCGAAGCCAAGCTGTGGAGCTACAAGACCGACCGCAATAGCGGACTCGTGTTGCCGGTGCTTCAGGACGGCAACGATCACTGCTTTGATGCGATCCGCTACGCGCTCTGCCGCGTTATCCAGTCAGGCAAGCCGCACAAGGGCGCAAACAAGCCACCGCCCAAGCCCCCCGACTACGGCAACGAGCGTGAGAAGAGGCGCATAAGTTGGAAGACGGCGTAGTGAGTGCGACGCGGCACGATGCCTGCCCGCGTCGCTCCTCTGTGTAAACTAGTGGATCAACTTAGGATCAAGACCGTGCTTTTCAACCTCAGCCTTGGCGGCTTCTTTAAGCTTTGAGAGGCGCTCGATGGTTGCAAGATCGATCTCCTTGCCTTCGTCACGCAGCGCGTTGACGTTGCGCTTGTAGACCTCGTACTCTTCGTACGCGCTCGTCCCGTCCATTTTGATCCCTGCCTGGGCAAGCTTGCTGTAACGCGTCTTGCGTTCAGCGGCGCTTTCTGGCTCGGCCACATCGCGCTCGAGCTTGCCGCCACCGTAGTCCGACACGTTGCCGGACGTTGCGCGGTCACCGCCGGCAGCGCCGTGGTCAGCCTTGCGCAAGGTGTCCTTTGCACTCTCAACAGGATCTGTCGACGCGTCGGCTCCGAACTTGTCACCAACACCGCTCGACGGTGCAACGTTGCCGCTCGCCACTGGCGCGTCTTTGTCCGCCTTGTCTTTTTTAGACATAGCAAATCTCCCCTGACCGCTAAAGCGGCTCGCGTTGTTGCGACTTAGACTGGTATCGGCATCAGGAAGCTGCCAGGCTCGGCATCTCCGCGCTCGTAGCGCTTGCCCCACAGGGCGCGCGCGACATGGATGGCCCCGGCAACATCGGAGCCCTGGATGACGAAGTCGACAATCTTCACACGGTTTAAGTCTTTGCCGGTGATGACATAGCAGTCGCGCTGGCGGTCGTACTCGCCGCCGCGCCCGGGATAGACGCCCGAGATCACGGCACACGCGGCAACAGCCGAGGTGACTTCGTCCGGGCTTGCGTCCAAACATCCAAGCGGCGGGCTTTGCGCCAGGACACCGCGCTTACGTGGTGGAGCTCTACGGGACAAAGGGCACCTCGGGGGGCTGGTTTGCCCGCTGGATTTTGATGACCTGGTCGACGCGGTGTGTTTCGGCTGCCGCGACGTCGCGCTGGGTTGCCGCGTGGTCGCGTCCGACCTGAGCCTGTGTGCGCTCGACGTCGAGCTGGGTCTTCACCAGCTCGCGCTGGGCCCGGGCCTGGTCAACCGGCGACGCCTGGTGTGGCTGGCCAAGCATTGCCATCTCGGCCTGGGCACGAGCGGCCGACAGCTGGGTGTCGGCCTGGTTTTTGGCCACCTCGGACTGCTTAAGCTGCAGCTCGACTTGGGCCATCTGCTGCTGCAGCTGCTGTATCATTTGCTGTTGCTGTTGTACCTGGGGCGGTGGCTGCTTGTTGAGCATCTCGAGGACCTTGTTTTTGTCTCGGAACTGCGACAGCTGAACCGTAAGCTTAGCGGCTTCGCGCGGGTCGAGTCCGCCCTGGACAAGCGACGGCGCAAGCTGCGCCCATTGCTCGAACTCCTCCTGCTCGATCACAGCGGTGTTGGGAGTTGTGTCGAGAATAATATCAACGAGGATCTGATCAACCTGGTCGACGGTGACGTCTTGCTGCATCAGCGGGTTTTGCAGCACGAGCCCGACGATAGCCTGCTGGGGGTCGGGCGGTGGTTGCCCGGGCACAGGCTGCGGCGGATGCTGTTGCGCGAGCAACGCCTGGGCTTGGGCGAGCACGAGGGGGGCAAACTCGCCTGCCGCTGTCTCGAGCGCCTTGGGGAGCGGCACAGGCGGTTGCTTTTCGAGCAGCTCTTGTAAGCGTGCGGCGCGGGTCAGCCGGCGATTAAGACCAGTGAAGCGATAACCCTCAAGCTCGTTGTCGTCAGTGACGCGGAGCCATTTTTCCTCGGTCCACGCGGAGCGAATGCAGAGCCAGTCGATCGTGTAGACGGCGAGAGTCCACATCTCGAGGGCGTCGTAGACGGGTTGGATCTCCTTGGCAGCCGCCTTTGTGCGAGCAAGAATAGCCCGTCCAGACGCGGCCTGCGGAAGGTCCGGAAGGTTCGACGCCGACGGGCCGATGGTGTCGATATCGCTCATGGCCATCTGCATCAGCTGGACGTGCGGGGCGGCAAGCGCTGAGCCGTCGTGGATTAAGATCCGCTGCTCCTGCAGGGCGCCGGCTTCGACCTCTGCAAAGCCGTCTGGCTTTGCGATCTGCTCCATAAACTTGTCAGGGTCGGCAACGACGTCGTGCTCCGCGATAACGGAGCGGACGTTGAGCAAGTGCAGCGCCTTTGATGCGCGCTTATTAACCTCGTCCTGGGGGCTGATAAGATCGCGGACGATGCCGCGACGTGCGCCGTTGCGGTCGACGTAGCAGCTGGTTAGGAGGAGCGGGTTGACTGAGTACTTATTTTTCTCATCAAGGATCGCGGTGCGGGTCGGCTCAACCAGCCACGCGCCCTTCGTAAAGCGGCACCAGTAGTAGTTGCGGCCGATTCGATAATAGATCTCGGCAATCTTCACCCGCTGGCGGCGCCGGTCGGCCCAGGCGCCGCGCGGCGTATCTTCGGTCGTTTCGGCGGAGGACGTGATTTGATCGTTTGCGACGGCTGAGTTTAGGTCGTTAGGATCTGCGTCCGGGTTGTCGGCGATCGCATCGTCTAAGTCCTGCCACAGCAAGATCCCTAAAAACTTTGCGTCCTTGAAGTCGGCGCGCCGGCTCTTAGGGTCATAGATAAGTCTGTCCCACTCGATGTGCGTCAGCACGTGCTTGCCGTCGTCGTCGACGGACTTCAGCGCCCCGCCCATTCCCTCGACGAGAATGTTTTTGAAGACGGCCGTTCGAACACGGTTGAACTCCTGCTCGTCGGCAACGTAGCGCAACCCGTCGGTTACAGCGCGGGCGGAATCGGTGTGCTGAGGCGTGCGCGGGCGAGCGACAGGGTCAACGCGCTTGTCGATCTCGTCGCCTAAGACCGTGTTCACCTTGCGGGCGATACGGTTTTTGATAATGGCCGGCTGACCGCGATTCTCAAGATCGTCAAGCTCCTCCTGCGTGAGCTGGTTGCCGTCGTAGTAGTCGCGGTCCTGGCGTGCGAGCTCGCGCGGCGTCGCGGTGTCCTCCTCCCATTCGTCGACCCAGGCAACCACGTCCGACAACTCAGGGTGGTCGACGTCGGGGACTTTTTCGTAGGCGTCGATGGCGTCGGGTTTTTGAGGCTCAGACTCAGAAACGTACATTGACGCCATGCGTAACCCCCCAACGGAAGTTGTCAACGTTTGTTGACAGTCGTCCGTACCATATGTCAACACTTGTTGACATGCATCAGCTGTCCGTTGCGCGTGTGATGGATAAAAACCGATGCGCCGCCCGTGATGGGCGTTTTGGAGAGGTAACCGCGTGAGATCGATGGATTCGATTTTGAGCGATTCACCCATCAAGTCGAGGCCCACCCTCGAGGATGCCCCTCAGTCCAGCGAAAAGCCCGACGCCACATCGGCCGAAAAGCTTGACGTTTCTGATGAGCGACTTGAGCAAAGCACGACCGCCCGTTCCGGGATGGAACACGACGATGGGGTCGACCAAGACAACGAACCCGCCGAGCTGAACACGGCAGGCCTCCGTAAAGCGCTAGGTGCGTCTCGCAAAGAGGCACGTGAGCGCGATAAGCGTAGTCGGGAGCTCGAGAGGCAACTCGCCCAGCTCACCGGCCAGATGCAGGCCATGCAGCAACGGCCTGCAGTTCCAGCACCCATCGACACCCCGAAGGACGACTCGGCTGACTTTTATGCTGACCCGGCGGCCTACGCGCGACGCGTAGCTGACGAGCGCGGCAAGACGGTCGAGGCGAGGCTCGAAGAGCAACGCGTGATGTTCCGACGTGAACGGATCGCAGACGCTCAAGAGTCGTACGAGGCAGCGCACGAAGACGGCAAAGAGCTGCTTGCTCTGTTTGGCCAATTGGCCCAACAGAACCCGCAACTTGTTGCCGAGTTTAACGCTATCGCGGACGGCCGTCATCCTAGTTATCGCAACCCGGTACTCTTTGCAGCCGAAACGGCCCGTACGGCCAAGCGTCTGCAGGGTGTGTCGAGTCTCGACGACTTCGAAAAGCAGCTACGGGCAAAGTGGGAAGCAGAGCAGTCTGGCCAGAGTGGCGATGGACCTTCCGCGCGACCGACCCAAACACCCAAATCCATCGCAAGCAGTCGCGGAAGCGGCGGAGCGGCGAGCAGAGCGGCGTTTGCGGGTCCTCGGTCCATGGACGAAATCCTAGGCTGAGTGTCCGCTATCGCCGACAAAGAGGTCGGTTATGGCAGATATAGCGGTACATACAACGAATCGAGTTTCGCAGTGGGCTGACGACGAATTCTACGAGTATGTTCGTATGAATCCGTTCAAGGCGCTAATGGGCACGGACGCAAACGCGGCCATCCAGGTCAAAGAAGAGCTGATGAAGGAGGCCGGTGATTCGGTCACCTTCTCGTTTGTCACTCGCCTCACCGGTAACGGTGTCACGGGTGATTCGACCCTGACGGGTAACGAGGAGGCCCTCGGCAACTACGGGCAAAAAGTCTTCGTCGATCAGATCCGAAACGCCGTCATTGTCGGCCGCTTTGAGAAGATCAAGACGAAGATCGACCTGTTGCAAGCCGCTCGTGTCATGCTTCGGCAGTGGAACATGGAAAAGTTGCGCGACTTGTTTATCGCGCGCTGGCTCTCGCCCCACGTTGACGGCACCACGACTTACGCTGCCGCAACGGCCACCGAGCGCAATGCGTGGGCGGCCGCCAATAACCCAGCGACGACGAATGAGCGGATCCTTTACGGTACGGCGAAGTCCAACTACTCCGGCGTTCACGCGACGGACCTTGCGACCATCGACGGCACCAACGACGATATGCATCAAAACATCGTGCGCTTGATCAAGCGTATGTGTCAGTCGGCGTCGCCGAACATGCGGCCGTTGGTGTCGAAGGGTTCGCGCGCAGGCTCGGAGCAGTTTGTCCTGCTCATGGGCTCGCTTCCTTTCCGGGACCTGTCTGCAAACTTTGAAACCGTGCAGGCCAACGCTGGTATGCGTGGCGATGACAACCCGATCTTCTCGGCTGATGACCTTAAGA